GTGAAAATCCCTCTCCCCGAGTCATTAAACCCCTTAGGAGCCTATTTCAGAAGCCGGGAGGCACATCATGACCGAAGACAAGCCAACGCCCCGCAAACGGCCTGCAATGACCGTTCAGGGGGGTCTGAACAAGGCTCTCAAGTCCGCTGAGTGGCTTTCGGACTCTGACGCAGCGACGATCGAGCTCGCTAAGGCTCTTGCTAAGGCTATCGACGACGAAGGCGCATCGGCTCAGGTAGCTAGCCGGCTCCTCGACGCTCTCAAGGCTCTAGGACTTACTGCCGTCTCTCGCGCAGAGCTCGGCATCGACAAGAAGCGAGAGGAGGTGAACCCTCTTGACAGCATCCGCAGTGCCGGCGTCACCGACTCCGCACGGGTCGTCAACGCCCCGCATCTCCACGCCGTCCCGAACGGCTCTAAGCCTCGGAAGTAATCTGATCGAGTTCGGCCGGCTCGTCGGCATCGAGCTCATGCCGTGGCAGTCCTACGTTTCGGATCTCTCGCTGGAGTGTGACGAGAACGAGCGGCTCATCCATGATCGAGTCGTCGTCCTCGCAGCTCGTCAGCAAGGCAAGACGGCGTGGCTCGTCGTGCGCATCCTGTGGGAGATGTACGTCAGAGGTACGAAGCTCTCGATCCATACAGCGCAAGACAGAGCTCTTGCTCGAGAGATCTTTCAGAAAGTTGTCGAGCTCGCTCAGACTGTGCCGTGGCTCGCTCAAGAGATCGCCGATGTACGCCTCGCCAACGGACAGGAAGAGCTCAGGCTCAAGTCCGGCTCGCGCTACAAGATCGTAGCTCCGACAGAGGCCGCAGCTCGTGGTCTGTCAGTCGACGGCATCGCAGTCATCGACGAAGCTCGAGAGCAAAAAGACTGGGGACTATGGGGAGCCATCTCGAAGACGACTCTCGCAACGGACAACCCTCAGATCATCCTCACGTCGAACGCAGGCCACGCACTGAGCGTCGTCCTCAACGACTTTCGAGATCGAGGCCGCGCAGCTGCCGCAGAGCCGGAGCTCGACCCTTCTCTGTGCTACATGGAGTGGAGTGCCGATCCGGCGTACGAGCTCGGAGACGTCAGAGGATGGGCTCAAGCTAACCCCGCTCTCGGAACGACAGTCACCATCGACAAGCTCGAGAGTGCCTACCGCACAGATCCTCCCGCAGTGTTCGCGACTGAGGTTCTCTGTAGGTGGGTCGAGACGATGGTCGGAATCCTGCCGGCCGGCTCCTGGCAAGCCTGCGCAGATCCGAACTTCTCCCCTATCGAGCACGGTGCGATCACGTACCTCGCTTTCGACATCTCGCCATCACGCGACGAGGCAGCTCTGCTCGCCGGCTCTTACGTCGGAGACAAGCTCGTCGTCTCCGTGGTCGAGCACTGGCAGAACCCTCGAGGCATCGACGAGGTAACGATCACACAGTCGATCATCCAATGGACGAACACCTTCGCTGTGCCGGCCGTTGCCTACGATCCTCGGTTCGGTTGGTCAATCGCAGCTCGTCTCGAGGCTAACGGCGTCATCATCAAGGACATCGGAGGAGTGCGCTTCTACAGAGCTTCTCAAGAGTTCTTCGAGGCCGTCGTTAATCGTCGCATCGTCCATCCGGACGACCCTTACCTGAACTCTCAGATCGAGGCCGCAGCTCGTCAAGACATCAGCGATGGATCTTGGCGTATTTCACGTCGCAATTCAGCACAGAGCATCGTCGGCACAGTGGCTCTCGCAATGGTTATCCATCTCGCGACCGATCCATCGTCCGGCGTGCAGATATTCTAGGAGGCAAGTTATGGGATGGGTTGAAATCATCAAGGCAGACGGCACGAACATCACACTCGACGGAGGCGAGGCTACGATCTATCGCTCCGATGTGTGCGATGGATGCGGAGTCCGGCAGCTGCGCAAGTTCGGAAGGACTCTCCGCGTAGGTGAGGACGAGGTTCTATGGCTCTGCGACACGTGCAACACGCCGAGAACCTAAGCAATCCTATTAGATGACAGGAAGCGTGCTACATCGCCGGACAATAGTCGGCGATGGCACTCTTCCGTCGTACCTCTGACGCTCCTCTCAAGCGAGAGCAAGCGGAAATCGACATCCCCGTTCGCAATAAGTATTCTCTCGACCCTGATCGCGCCGTTCAGAGCCTTTCAGCTGTGTTCCGCTGCGTGCAAGTCATCTCGCACTCAACAGCGAACCTCGAGATCGAACGCCTCACAGCCGGCAACACAGTCGGAGAGTTCTCAGGCTTCGCCTACAACATGACAGATCGCGAGTTCATCTCTCGCACTGCGACATCCCTTGCAACTTACGGCAACGCCTATTGGCGTAAGCCGGTACTCAAGCTCAAGTCTTGGAAATACATCGACGTCATCCATCCGTCATGGGTCACGTACCGTCCGGACGGCCTCTATCAAGTCACCTATCCGTCGAACTACATCGGCGGTGCGGGCATGGAGATTCTCGACAAGGATCAGATCACTCACATCCGCTTCCTGGCAACTGCCGGCGCAATCTACGGATCCTCTCCTCTTTCCTCTCTCCGTTCGACTCTCAGCTTCGCTCGAGATCTAAACGACTACGCAGCTTCGATCTACACAGACGGTCAGTACCCATCCGGCTATCTGTCAACAGATCAGCAGCTCCCGCCGACTGTGGCGGAAGGCGTCAAGAAGTCTTGGCGTGAGAAGTTCGCTAAGGCAGAGCGCGACATCGCAGTCCTCACAGGTGGCCTCAAGTACGAAGCACTCAGCATCAACCCAACGGACGCTGCTTTCGTTGAGGCCTTCAACTTGTCTGTGCAGGACATCGGCCGCGCTTTCGGTGTTCCTGCGTCGTTCATGGGTGTCGGTTCCGGCGACTCCTTGAATTACACGACAAGCGAGTCAGAGACAGCTCGCTTCATACAGACGACCCTCATCAACTACACGAACCCAATCGAGGACGCCTTCACCGCAGATCGCGGAGCAGCTGCCGACACGATCGAGTTCAACTTCGACTCTCTCCTGCGAGCTGACACAGCTTCTCGCTATGACGCTTACTCGAAGGCCATCGCCTCAGGGTGGATGTCTGTCGATGAAGTCCGCTCTAAGGAAGGCATGAGTCCAATGAGAGGAGGAGCATCCAATGGAACCCAATCCGCGGCTCAATGATCGTCAGAACTTGCAAGTGCAGGAATACACGACCCTCGTACAGCTTTACGGAAAGTTCGATCAGAGCTCGAAGGCAGACGGAGCGCACTATGCGCCCGAGAATCCCTTCGTGGCCGAAGGTTTGCAGTGTGCAAACTGCGTATTTTTCGAGGGTGGCGGAGGATGCGAGCTCGTAGACGGCTCGATCGACCCTGCCGCTATCTGCAAGATGTGGGTTATCCCTCAGGATCTAATTCAGTCACGTAGCAAGAAGGAGAGTGAGCCTATGGAGTATCGCGAGGCAGCTAATATCGAAGTCCGCTCAGTCGAGGAACGCATCATCGAGTTTCGTGCCGTTCCTTATGACAAGCCTACCGACGTCGGAGGCTATAAAGAGCAATTCACTCGAGGCTCTTTCGCCGGCACTAACCCTGCAAGCGTCAAGCTCTATTGGCGTCACGGTGAGCCTGTAGGCCGAGTCCTACAGCTGCGCGAGAAGGCAGACGGCCTCTACGGCACAGCCAAGTTCTCAGACACTACAGCCGGCCGCGATGCATGGACGCTCGCTAAGGATGGCGTAGAGCACGGAGTCTCAGTCGGCTTCCGAGCTCTCGAGGACTCATGGAGCGCGGACGGTTCAACCGTTACTCGCGTCAAGGCAGATCTCGTCGAGATCTCCACTACTGATCGTCCGGCCTACAAGGGCGCGGATATTCTCGCAACCCGCGAGGAAGCAACACCCCCAATCGAAGAGAAAGAGAAAACCATGTCCGACACCGTTGAGACGGTTCCGACCTCCGCTCCGGTGGTCGACGATGCTCGCGTCGATGAAGTCATCGAGCGCGTTGCAGCTGTAGAAACTGCAATCACTACTCTCGCAGAGAAGCGCACTACAAGCGCGGCTCCGCTATTCCGTTCTTTCGGAGACTACGTACAGGCTCGCGTCCGTGGTGACGAGAAGGCAGAGATGCTCTTCCGCACAGTCGCGACTAACTCACTGACTGAGAACACAGGCGTCAACCCTGAGACTTGGCTCACTAACATCTATGGCCTCGTTAACAAGGGTCGTCCGGTCGCATCTGCGTTCGGTATCGCTGCTCTTCCGGCATCTGGTATGTCGATCCACTGGCCAAGCGTTACAGCTATGCCAATCGTCGGCGAGCAGGATCCCGAGATGGAAGAGATCGCGTCTCACAAGTTCACGATCACTGACAACTCTGCATCTATCAAGACCTTCGCAGGTGGCGGAACTCTTTCACGTCAGGTGATCGACCGCTCTGCTCCTAACTACGTCAACGCTGTCATGCGTGCTTTCGCGGCTGCATACGGCAAGACAACTGAAACCGACTTCGTTGCAGCGATCACAGCTGCGGCAACAGACTCAGACGGTCTCGCAGCTAACACCTTCGCAGGCTTCCTCGAGGGCATCACTAACGCTGCTGCTGACATCTACGATGAGAGCGGCCTTTCAGCTGAGTTCATCGTCGCGTCAGGTGACGTATGGCGTCTCATGGCTTCTCTCGTAGCGACTGACGGCCGTCCGGCTCTCACCGTTGCGGGTCAGGGAGTTAACGTCGGTGGATCTGCGAACATCGCAGGCCTCTCAGGCAACTTCGCCGGCTTGCCGGTCATCTACTCTCACGCTGCTACAGCGGGAACTCTCCTCGTTGCTTCTTCTGAGGCTGCGAAGTTCCACGAATCAGCGGGAGCTCCTCTCGAGATCATGAACGAAGATGCAAGCACTCTCAAGCGCGGCATCGGCGTCTATGGCTACGGTCTCTCTGTGGCTTATCAGCCAACAGCGATCCGCGCTATCGCTCTCGACTAATTAGGCCGGAGCTAGGGACTAGGTATCCGAGTCCCGCCTAGTCCCTAGCTCCTCTACTTTCAGAAAGGACGTGCTATGACACTCTTCATCTCAGCGACAGAGCTGCGGACGACGATGCAAGTCGGCGCGTCCACATCTGACGAAGTTCTCGAGCGAGTCTCGGCTGCCGCTCAATCCGCTTTCCTCAGCTACCTCAAGAAGAAGGACGACGCCGGCGATCTCATCAACTACAGCGACGTTCCTGAGGTTCTCGAAGGCGTCTCAGCTCTAGCGATCGAGTTCTTCGGAGCTCGCGTAGCTCCGGGCGGACAGTCAACGGGTATCGACATGGCTCCGACTCCTCGAGTCTCTGCCTCCATCGTTCGACGCTGCGTACAGTCCTACGCCTTGCAACACATGGACGCAGGGAGCTTCTTCGCATGAGCCTCGCAGCTCTCCGTCGCTCTCTCGCAGACGCTCTCTCAGATGGCGTCTCACTCGCGACCGTTCACTCTTTCCCGCCGGCAACCATCGTCCCGCCGGCGGTCGTCGTCGTACCGGACGACCCATACATCGAGCCTGTGACTGTCGGATCTAACATCCGCGCTAAGGCCTATTTCAGAATTACAATTCTCGCCGGCATCATGGATAACGAAGGCTCTCTCGAAATGCTCGAGAACCTCGCGGCGATCGTATATAACAACATCCCTAAGGGTTACGAGATCGGAAGCTGCTCTCGTCCTACTAATGTTCAAGTCGGAGCGTCTGACTTGTTGGCGGCCGAGATCCGCGTCGCTATAACTACAGAAATACAGGAGGGCTAAAGTGCCTACTTACATCGCGACCGGCAAGGATCTCACCTTGTCTATTGACGGCTCAGACCTATCGCCTCAGGCAACTACAGTCGAGCTCAACTACGAGAACAAGATCGACACCTATCAGGTTCTCACAGGCACAGTGAAGAAGGCCACTATGACCGACGGCGCAATCACTGTCTCAATGTTCCAAGACTGGGGAGCTATGGATAGCTTCTCAGCTGCTCTATGGGACGCAGCTCAGGCCGGCGACGCAGTATCTTTCAGCTTCAATGCTGACGGCACTACTTTCTCCGGTCAGGTTATCCCGCAGTTCCCTAAGGTTGGCGGCGGTGCCGGTGCAGCTCTCGAGAGCTCTATCACCTTCCCAATCACCGGAGGCGTGACCCGCGCATGATTAACTTTCGCGTGACTCTCACGGATGACTCGGTACATGAAGTCCGCGTCCTGCCTATCGACATCCGACTAGCCGAAAAGAAGTTCGGCAAGTCTGTAACGGAGATGGACAGGAATCCAAGCATGGACGAGACAGGCTTCTTGATCTTCAACGCTATGAAGCGTGAAGGACGGACTACAGCTGACACCCTAGATGCCTTCTTCGAGGTATGGGCGGACGCAGATAAAATTGAAGCCCCAAAAGTTACAGCTCCGGGAGTGCAAGCCGGCTCCTAGTGGAGCTCGCGATCGCTACTCGGATCCCGATAAGTGAGTGGGAGTCGAGGCCGTGGGAAGACATCCTCACGGCACTCGATGTCCTACAGAAACAGGCAGAGAGGATGAAGTAATGGAAGGCGAAGTCATCCTCACAGGCCTCAAGGACACTAAGAAGGCTCTCAAGCAATACGCACCGGAAGTCCTCAAGGAAATGAACGCAGAGATCAAGGCCGTCGGAAAGTCGGTCGCGACTCTCGCTAAGGCTCGGATCCCTGAGGCTCCTCCGATGCGTGGATGGCGCACTGTGCCTGCCGCAGCTCCTCGAGCTCGCGGCGGTGCGGGTTGGCCTGCCTACTCTCCTTCCGAGATGAAGAAGGGGATCAAGTTCAAGACAGGAGGAGCTCGTCGAAAGAAGGGCTCCACTACCTCAGACGCTTACTCACTGATTAACCAATCGGCAGCCGGCATGATCTTCGAGCTCGCCGGCCGTACAAGTAACGGAGCCGGCTCAGGAGTCGCCTTCATCAACGATCTAAACCATATCCGAAAGGCCTCCCGTGCCATCTACAGCGCGCTCGACGAGCGAGGCAAGAGAGAAGTCGCTCAGGCTATCTCGGACGCCGTAGAGAAGGCAGAGCAGGCTCTACAGGCAGAACTAAACGCAGCTAATGACAGAGAGGTAGGTGGGATCTAATGGCAGTTATCGCCTCGATTATTTCCAAGTTCGACGAGAGCGGAGTCAACAAGGCCGGAGATGCTCACGACACTCTCGGAGGCAAGCTCGGTAAGTTCGGCAAGGTAGCGGGTGCAGCCTTCGCAGCTGCCGGCGCAGCTGCCGCAGCATACGCAGGCAAGCTCCTCGTGGATGGAGTCAAGGCTGCCATCGAAGATGAAGCAGCTCAGGCTAAGCTCGCTAAGACTTTACAGAATACGACCGGAGCCTCTAAGGAGCAGATCTCTGCCGTAGAGGACTACATCACTAAGACGACCCTCGCTACCGGCGTCCTCGACGACAAGCTCCGTCCTAGCCTTGATCGCCTCGTTCGCTCTACAGGCAACGTCACAGAGGCTCAGAAACTACAGAGCATGGCTCTCGACATCGCGGCCGGCACTGGTAAGGATCTACAGGCCGTTTCAGAGGCTCTCGCTAAGGCTCACGATGGTAACTTCGCAGCCCTCAAGAAGCTCGGCGTCCCGCTCGATGAGAACATCATCAAGACGAAGGACTTTGACGCAGCTCAGCAAGCTCTCGCAGCTACTTTCGGTGGACAGGCCGCAGAGCAGGCGAACACCTTTCAAGGCAAGATGGCTCGTCTATCTGCCGCTTTCGGTGAGGCTAAGGAGACAGTCGGAGGCTACGTCCTCGATGCTCTCACTCCCCTACTCGACATCGGCGTTAATAAGCTCATCCCTGCGTTCGGCAAGATGGCCGACAAGATCGGTAAGGATCTCAAGCCGGCCTTCTCTGCGTTCTCTGACTATTTTCAGACAGTCCTCATCCCTACCTTTAAGGCACTATGGGACTTCATCTCTGACACTTTAATTCCTGGCATCTCAGCAACTCTCAAGCCGATCATCTCAGGCCTTGCAACTGTGTTCGGCACAGTGGCGACGAAGATCGAGGAGAATCGCGAGAAGCTTGAGCCTCTCTTCACTCTTCTCGGCACGGTCGCATCGTTCATCGCTAAGACTGTCGCGCCGGCGTTCGGCAAGGTTCTAGGAACTGAGCTCAAGGTAGTCGCTACCATCATCGGCGACATCATCGACGTCGTTTCGACTCTTGTCGGATGGCTCGCCACAGCCATTAACAAGGTTATAGAATTAGGCCAAGCAATCGCTAACTCTCCTCTCGGAAAGGTAGCCGGAGCTATTGGCGGAGTCATCTCTAGCGTTTTCGGCGGGGGAAAGGCTGTAGGTGGCTACGTCCAATCCGGCACGACCTACCTCGTAGGCGAAGCCGGCGCAGAACTCTTCACGCCTTCCATGAGCGGCTATATCGTGCCGAACGGTGGAAGCGGCGGAGGTAACGTCGTCATCAACGTCTCAGGAGCTCTCGACCCTGTATCGGTCGCAGATCAGATCTCTCGCATCCTCGAGCGTCAAAATATCCGGCTCGGTGTTGCATGACCGCTAATGTCAAGATCAACGGCGTAGAGGCCGGCAACGTCCTCGAAGGCTTGACGATACGCTACGGACGCACCAAGTCGGAAGGTGCTTTCCCTGCCTCAAGCTGCTCTATAGATCTCCTAGCACTCGACGAGTCACCTTTCAGCGTGGCTATCCGTGACGTGCTCACAGTCGACATCGACTCGACTCGCCTCTTCTACGGACGCCTCACAGATCGCCGGCTAGGCATCGTCTACTCCAACGCTACCGACGTCGGCACAGTTCAGAGCCTCATCGCTACCGGAGTCCTCGCAGACTACGGACGCCTCACTATTGGCACGAGTGACTATCCATCTGAGAGCGATGGAGCTCGAGCTACTCGAGTCATCGCTGAGGCCTCTCCTACGCCTCCGAGCCTTGACGCTGTATCTTCCACGATCGACTCCGTGCGCTACTCCCTCGATGTGTTCCGTACAGCCGGCCTCGACACGGTAGATAGCGGCACAGTGACGCTCCTCGCTCGAGCTGCTAAGGCTGCAACGCCTCGAGCAATCATCGACGCAGAGCTCGACCCTTCCGCTCCGGGCGTCTATGAGACACCTAGCGGGACTATCGGCTACGCAGACGCAATGCGCCGGCCTCGAGCATCCTCACCTCTTGTCATCCCTACAGACGTCATCTCACGAGATCTCACCATCGGCTCAGGCGTTGCCGACGTCGTTAATCAAGTGAAAGTCACCTACGGCTCTCCTAGCGCATCCGTCACCGCAGACGAGCCGCTCTCTCAAGCTGTGTTCGGCGTCATCAAGCGAGACATTACATCGCAGCTCTCACTCGCTAACGATGCCTCTAATGCAGCTACTCGACTCGTCGAAACTCGAGGCTTCGCAGAGGACAATCTCGAAGCTCTTCCAATCGACCTCGAGAACCCTAACCTCAGCCCTACCCTCAAGGCTTCACTCTTAGCAGTACCTTTCGGCAAGCCAATCACCGTGAGCGGCCTCGATGCTCGCCTCGGACTTGGTACTTCGTGGAAGGGCTTCGTCGAAGGTTGGCAGGTGCGCATCTCGAAGGCTCGTCACGAGCTCATCCTCTACGTCTCAGCTCGTAAGTTCTCGATCCCACTTGCAACGATCGACCCTATCTACACAGCAATTAACAGTCTCACCGGATCCATTAACGACCTCGCGGATCTGTGGAGCTCTCAACTCAAGATCGACAATGTTGCCGACACGATTAACAGTGTGACCAGAACTTATAACAGTGCTTATACCATAGGAACCTAAGGAGAAAACTAATGACGCAGACAGTCTCAGGCTTTACCGTGCCGGCCGGCTCCGATCCCGTATCGAGCATCGACGACACCCTTGTCACTTTCGCAGGAGAAGTCCGCGCAGCGATTACAGCTGCAACGGAGATCCCTTCACAGACAGGCAACGCCGGCAAGTACCTTAAGACAGACGGCTCGGCCTCATCTTGGCAGACTGTCGATGCAGTACCTCAGACGCTTATCGACGCGAAGGGTGATCTTGTAGTCGGCACAGCTGACAACACAGCTGCTCGCCTTCCCGTAGGTACTGACGGCTATGTTCTACAGGCTGACTCAGCTCAGACGAGCGGTGTTAAGTGGGCTGCCTCAAGTGCCGGAAGCCTCACGCTTCTCAGCACTACGACACTCAACAGCGGCAGCACTACTCAGACAATTAGCGGCATCGCCACTACTTACAAGAATCTCTTCATCGTCGTTAAGAACGTCAAGATGGGCTCCACGGGCGCATCGTGGTTTATGCGCGTGAACGCTGACACCGGATCCAATTATCTCTCCGGTTATAACGGTGCATATTGGGCGGACAAGACTAACGCTGTAGCTTTATCTACGAGCATCTATCTCGGATCTCGCAACTCAAACTCGGCCTCTTGGAATAAGCAAGGCTACGGAGTATTTACTCTTACGAATTACAATGCGGCCGGTCAAGTCCCGATCGACTACAAGGTTATTAACCATGATGGCGGAGCCGGCACTGACACGCTCTGGTTCACACAAGGCTTGACCGTTTATAACGCAGCGGCGGCAATTACCTCGATCACTCTTGCCGCAGATACCAACTTCACTTCCGGCACTGTCCTCATCTATGGAGTTAACTAATGACTGAAAATCGACCTACTACAGCCGAGTTCAATATCGAAACCGGAAAGACTATCGTCCGGGAAATGACAGACTCAGAGCTTGAGCAATGGCAGGCAGACGTAGCAGAAATGAAGGCTCAGGCAGATGAGCTCGATGCTAAGGCCGCTGCACGTTCCTCAGCTCTTGAGAAGCTCGCAGCTCTTGGCCTTTCCGAGACTGAGATCGCGGCTCTCTAGTGACGAGCCTATTCTCCTCGACGTCTGACGGTTGGCCTTACATAGCCGGCACTCAGAACGCATCTCTCATCGACGATTATGCGCTCGAGCTCGCTACTAAGCTCGACGCTGTAGTTCCTTTCGCTATTGCTGCCGGCTCGGCAACTATGACGATTACAGCCTCGACTAACGGCTCTGTCGCTGTGACTTTCCCTACTGGCCGCTTTACAGTGGCTCCGATCGTTACTGCTATCTCTGCCGGCGGTACAGGCTCGAGTCAGTTCTACGTCGCTCACACTAACCTCACAGCTAGCGGCATGACGCTACAGGCTTTCCAACGAGACAACACTTCTGCGACAGCATCCTTCACTATTCACTGGCACGCAATTCAGATGAACACAGGAGCAGCAAGTGGATAACGAGATCGTCCTCAAGAACGCTATTTCTCAGCTCGGAGTCAAGGAGCACACCAATAACGACACGATCTACGGGCGATGGTTCGGACTCAATCATCAGCCGTGGTGCGCGATGTTCGTCTCGTGGTGCTTCAATCAGGCCGGCCTCTCTGCTCTCGTAGCGGCTCAGAATAAGAAGGGCTTCGCGAGCTGTGCTAGCGGCCTTGCCTACTTCAAGAAGAAGCGGCAGCTCGTCGATGCTAAGTCGGCGCAGCCCGGAGACATCGTATTCTTTCAGTTCGACGACGACCCTCAGCCCGATCACGTCGGCATCGTGGAGCGCGTCCTTCCGAAAGGTCAGGGACTAGTCACTATCGAAGGCAACACCTCGAGCGATCGAGGAGGCTCTCAGAGCAATGGAGACGGCGTATTCCGTCGGAACCGTCCTTTCAGCCTTGTTGCCGGCGTCGCTCGTCCCTATCCGAAAGGCTAAACCATGAAAGATGCCCTCACTACTCTCGCAGCTCTCGGAGCCGGCGCAGCTGCGCTAGCCGCTATCCGTGCAGCTCTCAAGGCCTATCGCGCCAAGAAGAAGGCAGGCGACATCGTTGCCGATGCCGTCGAAGCTGCGATCGACACGCTAGATCATAAGAAGTGACCGACACAGCTATTCAGGCACTAGCGACAGTGCTAGCGGCCTCTATAGCGGCTTTCGCAGCCATCAAGGCGAGCAAGGCAGAGAAGAACTCTCGGCCTGTCTCTAACGGCTTCGCTAAGACTGTGACGAGCTCGCTCGAGCGCATCGAGAAGCGCATCGACGAGCACCTTCGCGACCACTCGAACCGCTAGGCACTCTGCCTCGTCACTGGAGCCGAGAGCCAATCGGCGTTCTCTGCGTACAGCTCCTCAGCTCGCTCGACGAGCGGGAGCAGGAGGCTCATGTGCTTTCCGCGCAGTAGCAGCGCGAGCTCTGTCAGATCTGCCGGCGACCCGTACTCAGCGATCAGGAGCAAGTCTCCGGGGTTCGGCACTCGAGGATCCTCTCCGTACCCGAACACCTTGACCGACGTCTGTACGTGGCTTGACGTCCTCAGCGCGAGCCGCACTCCTCCGCTGTAGTTGTTCCTCTCGAGATCCATGCCATCACTCCGCGTGTCGTGACGGCTCCGGAGTGTTAAGGCTGTGCTAGCCTACGCAAACCGAAGCAATCCTCTCTCCGAGGCCTGCGTCGTGCGTGCTAGATGATCTTGACACTTCTCTGTGTCAGGAGGCGACTACGGCGAGTCAGTGATAAACCGGCTCTGCACGTTATGTCAATCTAGCTCGAGCGACGACCTCTGTGAGAGAGCCTAACGAAAGGGACTCTCTTGCACATCACTCCTGTCGCGATCGCTCGCAACACCGACCCTGCTACCTCTCACGAGGCGGCTCGCTCCGTCACCGGCATCTCTGAGACTCACGAGCGCATCCTGCGCATCTTCTCGGACTGCTACGAGCTGACCGACGAGCACCTTGCTACTGAGTGGCTCACCTACGGCACTCATCTCGGATGGCCTCCCATCTCTCCGAGCGGCCTTCGCTCTCGTCGAGCCGAGCTCGTCGCTCGAGGCAAGCTCCGCGACTCCGGCCGGCGCAGCATCACGCGCACGGGTCGCCGCACGATCATCTGGGAGCTCTGCGGATGAGCGAGCAGCTGCTCACCGTCCTACAGGCCGCCGAGAAGCTCGGCGTCACTGTCTCGACTATTCACCGCTACGAACGCTCAGGCGTTCTCTCACCGGCTTTCCGCACTGCCGGCAATCATCGCCGCTACAAACTTTCCGACGTACTTCGCGTCCGGGATATTAAGAAAGGGACTAACTAATGACTGAACTAGTGCCGGCTAACGATCTAACAGCTCGCATGAACTACGCACAGGCTCTCGCAGCTTCGAGCCTTCTTCCTGCCTCATACCGAAAGCAACCCGCTAACGTCCTCGTCGCCATCGAATACGGCAACGCTCTCGGCCTCGCTCCGATGGTCGCTATTCAGACGATCCACGTCGTCGACGGCAAGCCAACAGCTAGCGCACAGCTCATCGGATCTCTCGTACGCCGTGCCGGCCATCGCCTGCGCGTCACCGGAGACGCTAAGCACGCTATCGCCGAGATCGTCCGTAGCGATGACCCTGAATACACCTTCCGCGCTGAGTGGAGCCTCGAGCGCGCTACTCAAGCCAATCTCACAGGCAAGGGCGTATGGAAGCAATATCCGGACGCAATGCTCAAAGCTCGAGCCATTACTGAGGTAGCGCGTGACGCCTGTCCGGAGGTTCTCGCCGGCGTTGCCTATACAGCTGAGGAACTCGGCGCAGACGAGGTGACGGCTTCCGTCCCTTTCGTCGATAGCACTCCCCTACCCGTTGAGACTGAGCCTGTAGTAGAGGTCGAGGTCGTACTAGATCCACCGGGAACAGGCAATCGAGTCGCAGCTCATCAACTCGCCTCAGAGAAGCAACTCAAGCTCATATCAGACAGCATCGACAAGCTCTCAAAAGAGCTCAACTTCCCTGTGCCGGCCATCGGAGAGCTCGACATCATCTCGACCATCATCGGCCGAGAGATCGAGGCGATCAGTGATCTCGGTAAGTACGAAGCCTCTCGCGTCATCGAGGACATCATGAGCGGCAAGTCCGTCGAAATGCGAAAGGCCTTCGCACGCTACATCACAGCTGCTAACGCCCCAATCGAGGAAGAGCCACCGGCCGACCTGTGGTAATCGTCAAGCTCGCGCTCTCAGCTGCACTCACGATGAGTCCGGTCTGTACGCCCGAGCCTCGAGGAACTGTCGCAGCTTTCGCAGCTCTCGAAGGATGGCACGGAGAACAGCTCTCATGCCTCAACGAGATCGTGCGCCTTGAGTCACGATGGAATCCGAAGGCGGATAACAAGCACTCTTCCGCTTATGGACTCTTCCAAGTTCTCAAGACACCTAAAGGCACTCCCCTAACGACACAGGTCATCAAGGGCATCGCCTACATCAAGCACCGCTATACAACCCCGTGCCGTGCGCTCGTGTATCACTCACGCCGCGGCCATTACTAAAGGACTCGAACTATGCACATCTCAACGCTCAACACATGGGCAGTCATCACCATCATCATCGCCATCGTCTCGGTATGGCTGTGGTTCTTCCTATGGGCTCCAATCGAGGAGCCTAAGTCTCGTCTCTACTCGGTTCGCTGCGTTCAATGCAAGTGGTACGCGATCGCACCTACTGACGTCGAAGCTGCTCAGATGTACGCCAAGCACTATGAGGCGGATCACGCATGAGCGACCTCGAGAAGAAGATCCGACAGGAGATCGCTAGAGATCTTCGAGGCGAGGCTTTCGTGGCTCGTAATGAGCCTATAGAGCATCCACTAGCGAAGGTCGTCCAAGGCTTGATCGCTGAGGCCTATCACCGTGCAGCACGTATCGCAGAGGAGGGACTAGCTCATGAGCTTACTCGAGAACAGCGATAAGAAGATCGACCGCTGCGAGCTCTGCGGAGACTGGACGTATGACCGGTCACTCTGTCATCGCTGCGCAGTAGTCGCGGGAGGTAAGAAATGAGCCTACCTCGACGACCCTTCCTACCCTTAGACGTTGCCTTCATGGACGATGACAAGATCGTCGAAGCCGGCGCAGTGGCCTCATGGTGCTTCCTTGCAATGCTTCTCGGCTGCAAGAGATACGGCACAGATGGCACTCTCACTAGTCCACAGATGGCTCGTCTAGGTGTGGATAAGTGGCAGAAATCTGTGGAAACACTAATCACAGTAGGCCTCGTGATGGACGTTTCCGAAGGTGAAAATGACAGGAAAGTCTATTGGATCCCTTCATGGAGCAAGTGGAACCTACTCGCACACGAGAGAGAATCTCGTCGACAGTCTGCGCGTGAATCTGCTCAAGCACGCTGGAAAGGTCATGCGAAACGCAATGCGAATCGCAATGCGAGTGGCAATGCGACTGACGATGCTAAGAAGAGAAGAGAAGAGAATAGATACGCGAGTGACCCTTCTCCAATCAGTGATCTTGTGGATAACACATTACAAGAAAGAGTCGATGACATACTCCGCCGTACTGAGGGGGGTAGGTCATGACCAATAGGGATCCACGTAATAGCAGACGATGGCGTGAGCTGAGTAAGGCAATACTCAGAGACGATGATGTGTGTTGGATCTGTGGAGGAGTTGGAGCTGACACAGTAGATCACCTAGTGCCTATCATCTCCGATGTTTCAATGGCTTTCGATGCAAGCAACCTTAGGCCGGCTCATCGAGGCTGTAATACACGAAGAAGCAATCAACAAATGAAGAATCGAAAGAGAAATACTCGAGGACGTTTTTTAAGCACGCCGAGGGATAC